CATCCAATTTTTTTGTTAACTAATGCTTTCACATTAGAGCGGACTTTACCTTAAACCACATCAGACTTATCATCGTCTTCATTTGTGATCCACTGCCGTCAAGTCTCTGAACCTTCCCCGTGCTCCATGAATTCGGAGTTTAGGGGCTTGGCTGCGGGTTACCCAATCTATCTGATTTTTACCATGCCCACGCCATTACGCGTGGTTCCGCTACATGCTTTCGCATATAGGGTGGTACAGATAGCTCTAAGGGACTCTCCGTCAATTTGACAGTGTTGCTATTACTTTTGAATCAATTTCAATATTTTCTTTTAGGACATTTAAATTTTTAATAAAGGACAACGCTCTTGTATATGCAATATTATATGGTATAGTTTTACCTCCGAAAACAACTCTTCTTTTGCTATTTGTTGTATTTATGATTACAGCTACTAAATCAAGCGATCGCATTTTTTGATAAACCATTTTAACTTTTTGAACTTCTTCATAATCTCTACTTTTTACAATATCTGAATTATTTATTACATAATCAGTTATTGCATCTGTAGATACTAATGATTTAGAATCTTCCAAACATCTGTTATATGCATCTTCAAATGATATATGGATTCCTCCATATCTTCTTCTGTATGAAGAAGAATCATTATAAGATATATACATATATACAATTTTTGGTTTTGAGTTTTCAAATATTGGTTTAATATCAATATGAGTCACCGTTTTAGAATTATCAAGTTCATTAAATTTATTCATATGAACTTGACTATGTTTTAGTTTTATTGCTGTATCATTATAGTATTTTTTTAAAGCATTAGAAGTATGTTCTGGATTACACGCACTATGAGGATTACCTAATACAATATTATATCCATTTGGATGAAGACTTGAATATTTTGATATATAATAAATTTCCTTATTATCAAGTTCTTCTAATTCACATTCTTCAAGTAACTCAATATAGAAATTTTCTATACCAAGTTCTTTTATACAGCGATCCATATGATATGTTGGTTTTGTACGTGCAGAATAAATATGTTCTTTCATTCTTTTTTGGTAACCATCAATTTTGCAATTTTTACGATATTTTAGAGATTGTCCAATATAAACTTTAGAATTAATATGATTTTTTATTATATAAATTTGTCCTTTTTGTTGAATTTGATTCATTGTAATAACTAGATGATTATATTACGCGTATATTTTTTAAGTGCGTAGATACCCTTACACTGTTTTCCCTTTGTTGTTTGGGTATCAACAACCAAGGCAGTCACCTGTTGCAGACATCGATGGACGTTTATCTGCGTTGTAGCTTGGAGTACAAGCAATATTTAAGCGAAATGTTTGAAAAGGCATGACTTTTACTTTGTGACACATCATGCTCATTTTGTGAAGTGAAGGCTGACGATTAAATAGTACATAGTCGCCGTCACGTAAATGACGATCAACAATATCATGTATTTTTAGTTCTTCAGCCGCTTTAGCACAATCAGCATATTTCAATGTAACTGTAATACCTTCAACTTGTTTACGAATATATTTAGCGCCTGGCCATGCATTTGGGCCATTTTTAACAAGTTCACGAATAGCTTCAATATTATACTCATTTACTGTTTCTGGAAATGTAAGATTCATAGCAACTCGTATAGGCACACCAAGTTCATCAAGACTGATGAAAGGATCAGGTGTAATGACTGAACGCGCAGATTGATCTACACGTTTACCATTAAGATTACCACGAATGCGACCTTCTTTCTTTTTTAGACGATCAGAAATAGATTTTAGTTTACGACCATTGCGTTGTTGTGCAACTGGCAAACCAGGAATAGTGTTATCCATAAATGTTGCAATATGATATTGAATAAGATTCGTAAGTACTTTAAGTTGTTCTTCAGTGCCTTTATTGGAATCAATGCGTTGTTTAAGTTGAATATTATATTTGACAATATCACTTAGTTTGTGTGTAAGATCATCTTCGCGACGTTGACCATTTTCTTCAATAATAGATGGGCGAACAGCTGGTGGAGGTACAGGTAATACACTACAAATCATCCATTCTGGTTTATTCCAACGAGGATTAAATCCCATAAATTCAATGTCTGCATCAGAAAGACGCTTGAAAATACGTAATATATCTTCAGCAGTTAATTCTAACTGCGTAGTAGAATCTGGATTTTTCCATTCAGCAACAATTTTCATAGAGGATTCTTTAGTATAACGCGTAGGTTGTTTAGCATTACATCCACTATTATTGTCGTCATCTGCGCGATTTTGATCATCACCACAAGATTTCAGTTTGGTACTTGTAGATAATTTAACAATTGCATCAAAACGTTTTTTACTGTTTTTCATTTGAGAAATTTTCTTAATATCATTTTTAAATTCTTCCCTATTGGAACGTAGTGATACCATAGGACGTGCACAACGGTAACATACACATTTAAGTAATTTGCGAACAGTATCGAAAAACATAGGATGGAACACAGGTCGTGCTAGAGATATATGTCCGAAATGTCCTGGGCAGAAAATATTCTTTTGTTGACAAGTGCTGCAGTATTTATTGTGTTCCAATACACCCATACGTGGGTCAAATAAACCACCAATAACGGGTTCATTTCCAGTATATGTATCTTGTTTCACAACTTCAACTACAGAACGTTGAACAATTTCTTGTGGACTTAAAACACTGAATTGTATACCTTTAACAACTTCAATATCTTGATCATACGATAGTTCTTTATAAATAGACATAAGTGTTTATTGTCTCTCTACACCTATATATATAATATATCTTGCTGGTCTTATATCCTTTTATAAAAGATCAAATCAATTTTTTAAGATATTTTGAGCCATATTTTTTGGATATATAAAATGAGTAAAAATAAAATAAATAATAATTGTAATAAATAAAAATAAATTTTTAAAACATGTTTACAAGTATTATAAAAGACGCATGTAAAAATTCTAAAAATTGTACTAATAAGTGTACTTGTTTTTTATTACCCTTTAATTTACATCAACAAACATCACAATCATTGGTTAAAAATAACTCATTTGTAAAATCACAACAAGTAAACAACACAGTACAGTCTATTTCAAAAACATATAATAAGGACCTAAAGATACGTCCATTTTATATGTAAGATATAGGATATTTAGAATATTTATTTTTATAATTTAAAAAATAAATTATACTATATTAAAATGGTAAATAATAATAATCCAGTTATAGAATTACACAATTATTATATTTGTGCAAATGGTAATATTAGAGGTATTGAAATATACTCCAGGGATTTTATTACAATATACGGACCGTTTATTTCATTTAATAGCAATATACATATATTAGAAAGTGCAAATAATCAATTAATTTATTTACCAAAAAACTATATAGATAATTATGTACAGCAATCTGTTTATGAAAGAACTCGCGAATTTCTTAACAGTTTATCTAAAAACTAGATTATAATTTTTATAAAATTTGATATATATTTTTGATATATATCATATAAACATTTAATTCTTATATATTTAATATTTAAGAATTAACTTTATTCAATAATATATAAATGGGTTATAACTTACGCCAGTCAACTCTTGCTAAGAAAGACATCATTTATGATAATAAAAAACAAAATAAAAAAACAAATAATAATCACGATGAGTCAGAAAGTGAAAGTGACAGTGAAATTGACAACGATGATATGAATGAAGGTGATAAAGACCTTGATGACCCAGATTATAATTTAAATCATATTTCAGAAGACGAATCTGATGAAGATGACGAAGATGATGATTATGACGATGAATATGAAACTGGTGAAGACACCGATGAAGAGGATGCCGATGATCACAAATGTTTACCTGTTATTCAAATAATGAATACTAAAAATGGTATAACATTTAAAATTGGTAAAAGACGTGTTAGTCATAGAGACAGTAAAGCTGATGAAGATGAAGATGAAGACGAAGAGGAAGAAGACGAAGAAGATATGGTCAATATGTTTTCTGACAAAGAAACTAAATATTGGAAAACACTAAGTGCTACAGAAAAATTAGAATTTACAGAGAAATTTAAAGAAATTAAAGATAAAGATACATTAAGTATCACTCCTTTAAAATTTAAAATATTATCATCCAACATGGATGCCATTACAAAACAAATTGTATTATCAAAGATTGATGAATTTAATATGATGTCTCCACATTCAAGTGAATATTTCAAATCGCGACGATGGCTTAATGAAATTAGTAGATTACCACTTGGAGTATATCATAAACTACCTATTGCAAATAATGCAATTACTTCAGGTGATCCAAGTACTCCAAGTTTAAGTACTGAATATGCATCGTTTCTAACACGTGTAAATAATACTTTAAATGAAACAGTATACGGTCATATTGAGGCAAAAGATCAAGTATTGCGAATTCTTGCACAATGGATTACAAACCCTGGATCACGTGGTCACTGTATTGGAATTCAGGGACCTATGGGAGTTGGTAAAAGCAGTCTTGTTAAAGATGGTATTAGCAAAGCACTAAATATACCATTTGCATTTATTGCACTCGGTGGAGCATCAGATGGATCATTCTTGGATGGGTTTTCTGTAACATATGAAGGAAGTACATATGGTAAAATTGCAGAAATGCTTATGAAAGCTCAGTGTATGAATCCAATTATATTCTTTGATGAATTAGACAAAGTATCTCATAGTTCACGTGGTGATGAAATCATTGGTATCTTAACACATCTCACTGATAGTGTTCAAAATGAGAAATTTAATGATAAATACTTTGGTGAAATAGATTTAGATCTTTCAAAATGTCTATTTGTCTTTAGTTATAATGACGAAAACCTGATTAATCCAATCTTGCGTGACCGTATGATTCAAATTCATGTAAAAGGTTATACAACACAAGATAAATTACAAATTGCAAAGAATTATTTATTACCTTCAATAATGAAACAATATTTATTTACAAATGAGGATATTGTATTTACAGATGAAATATTGAATAAAATAATACAACGTGTACCAGACGAAGAAGGTGTACGTAATTTGCGTCGTGGCATTGAATCTATTGTAAGTTGGCTAAATATGTATCGTTATGTACCATTACCACCAACTAAAAAACAAAAAGTTGTTAATGAAGACAAAGAAGACAAAGACAAAGACAAAGAAACGCGCCTTACATTTCCAATTGTATTATCTATAGATGATGTAAATAAGTATATTAAATTAGATGACAAGAATAATAAGCAATTTATTCACACAATGTATACTTAAATATAAATGTATATAAAATTACAAAATTTATTGTTACAAATTTTATAGTTACAAATTTTATAGTTACAGGGTTATAATTACATATTATATAATAATAATTATTTTTATCCATATAATGCTCTCATTTCTGCGTAACTTAATTGTTTAGAAGGATCATATGGATTTGTAAATGCGTTTTTAATAAATTCTTCTTTAGAATCTGTTTTTAAAGACACTAATAAATTAGCATTTAAATCATTCATCCCTACATTTTTTGCATAGTCTTGTGCAATTTTTGTAAGTTCTTCTTTTGTACCTGTTGCATGTAACATATTTAATGCGTTATTAACTTTGTTAACAATTTGTTTATGTTCATATTCTGTAACCGGTTCAACAACATTAACTGTTTTGCATAAATTAAACATTGTAAATATATGTAAATATATGTGTATGTATGTATATGTATGTATGTATGATTAACTAATATTTAATCATTTTTTATATAAATTATTATATTTTAATATAAATTATTATATAAATTTTTATATACATCATATTTCTTTCCATGTAATATTTAGAAGTATAAACATGATGAAAAAAGATTTGAAATATAATATATTTGCTTGTATTCTTATTTTAGTTATTTTATTTTTTGGTTTTAGTAACTTAAAAAAAGAGGGATTTGTTGTACAATGGGACTCTTCCTATTCAACAAAAGATAAAGTAACATTTTTAACTGCAAAGCAAACTGCAAAGTTTTTAATGGCTGATCCTGATAATTATGTGCATAATTTTAGTGTATGGGATCTTGTTGCTCGTCGTGTTTCTACAGAAGTTGATTATAGACGCCAGTCTGCTATGGCATCAGTAGATTTTACAGAAAACCAGAAAACACGCTTAATTAGAGCAGCAATGAAAGCCGATGAGTTTTTTGCTTCTTATAAAAGTGATTATGCACAAACAAATGATTATGTAAATATAAGTGGTAAAGATATAGTTGCAATTCCGTGGGTATTTGCTTTAACAGATGGAAATGAATATGAAAACGGAATGCCACATACTCGTGCAAATGTAATCTTTTTATCAAATGATGTAGATGAAACGTTAGCAAATTTAACAAAGACACTTGTACATGAAAAAATACATTTATATCAACGCTTATTTCCCAATAAATGTGTTACATATTTAAATAAAAAAGGTTTTATACAATGGAAATTACGTCAAGGTGTTCCACGTATTCGCAGTAACCCAGACTTAGATCCATGGATATATATAGATACGGAAACAAATAAACCATTAATGGCATTATATGCATCAGATGAACCAACAAATATTTCAGATGTAGTTAATCCATTCCATAATATACATTACGAACACCCATATGAATTAATGGCATATACTATTGAAAAATGCGTACATGTTTAGATATTACTAATTGTTGTGATAATAAATAGCAATTTTGTTTATTTTAATAAATTAATCAAATAAATTAATCACGTTTATGATTTTGGATATATAAATATGTAAATAAATCTACACCATCAACTTTACAATTCATTATAGCATTTTCCATACTATCTTTATTTTTAATAGGTAAATTATTACATAAATATTTATATTTTTCAGGAAGTTCACGACGCATAAGATCAATATAAAATTCGTCACTTGTTGTATAAACTTCAGGTTGTTTATAATAAGATATATCTGCACCACTGTAATACAAATCACTATAAAATATACAATTGCGGCGTAAATCCAAATTTATTTGTAAATTATATAATGGATTGCTAATCATATCATTGTCACTAATAATCAAGTGTGATGCATTACATAAATGTATACTGTGATGGAAAATTACTTCATTATCAATATATTTTTCTTTTGTATAATATGAAATTATATCATCAATATGAGGACTTAATGATATATTTTCTGGATAATATGTATCATAACCAATTGCACCACATCTATCGTTAATATTGAAATGCCAATTTTGTTGTTCCAATAATTCTAATGGAAATATTAGAATTACATTAGATTTTAAATCATCAAATTTTTTTATTTTTTCTTTATAAATATCAAGATCATATATTAGTGACATGTATACACCTGGAAAGTCTCCAGGATATAGAGTGAAAGGTTTATTAAAATTTAAATCACAATAACTAAATATACCTCTAGAGTTTACTTTATTTTTATATCTATCATATATATTATGAATTATATTTGTATTTTTAATGAGATTATTATAATTTTTTAAACTAGTTATATGTGCAAGATATTTATAACCTTTTGATTGTAATATATTACTTATATTAGTTGTATTACTTATATTAGTTGTGTTGTTTATATTATCTTTATTCATGAAAAACCTATAATTAAATATATATGTGTCTTAAATTTTTAAGCTTTCAAATTTTATATAAAATATGTATAACTATTTAAAAACATATACTTATGTAAGTATATAATGAATATTAATATTACAAATATTGATTTTACTAAAGAAACGCCAGAACCAATTGTTGTTAATGATGAAACAGTTGAAATGTTATTTGGACAAGTACCAATTGAATGTACTCGTGAAGATGTTAGAGCAGCTTTAATCACTACAAATAATGATACAATGGAAGCGCTAGAACTTCTATGGAATATACCAAAACCACCACCAAAACCCTTTAAATTCTTAGATGACGTTCGTGAAATTGCCGATGCATGTGATAGGCAAATGGATGAACGCGATATGAAAAATAAATATTTTAAATCTGTTAAATAAAAATTATAAAATTATAAAATATAAAAAATTATAAAATATTAAAAATTATAAATAATATTTTAAATAACATATTAAAATAATATATTAAAAAGAACTTATTTAAAGACTGGAACACATTATATTGTAATATATCTAAAAATCATGGAAGATGTAAATAAACCTTCTCCAAATAATATTTTAGAGATTAAAACGGTTCAAGCGACCACTTTTAAACAAGTTATTGATGCGTTAAAAGAGATTTTAATGGATGTCAATCTTGAATTTGACGATACTGGTATGAAAATTGTTGCATTAGACAATACTCATGTAGTACTTGTACATCTTAAACTTGATGCAGCAAAGTTTGAGACATTTTATTGTGAAAAGAAGATTTATGTAGGCATTAATATGTTAAAGTTGCATTTGCTTATTAAGACCATTTGTAATAATGATGTGCTAACATTGTATATTGATAAAAATGATTCAAATCGTCTAGGAATTACCATTGAAAATCAAGAAAAAAACATGCGCACAACCTATAAATTGTCCATGTTAGATATTAATGTACTTAATATTAGTATTCCTCCAGCAGATTTCCAAACAGTCATTACGATGCCTTCTGTAGATTTCCAAAAGATTATTCGCGATATGCATAATTTGGCTGATTATATTGAAATACGTAATGTGGGCAATCAAATTACATTTAGTTGCAAAGGTGATTTTTGTTCTCAAGAAACAATTATTGGCAGCGATTCTAGTCATGGCGTAACAATTACCAAAAATTCATCTTCAAATGATCATGAAATTATTCAAGGGGTTTACAGTCTCAAATACTTGTCCACATTTACAAAATGCACAAACATGAGCGCAAATGTTGAAATCTTCTTTAAAAATCAATATCCAATTATTTTGTCATATTTGGTATCATCTATTGGTGTGGTGCGCATGGCTTGTTCGCAACAAGAAGTTTAATTTACTATTTTTTAGCAATATTTTATGAAAAATAACAATATTTATATGTATATACTATTTAGATACTGTTATGAACAATATAGTAATTTTAACAATAATATTATGGATAATTGCATTTACATTGACATTTTATACAAAATCATATTTGTATTTATTATTACCTTTATGTGTATTTATAATAAATGAAATATTATATTTGAGTACTGGATTAGAAATTACACCTTCAAATGATAGAACTGCATTATTTTATGATATAAGTATGATACCTACAAAATATTTTGGCACATCGCCAAATTACTCTGAAGGATATTGGCCTGATGGTGATTATAGTATATCTGCGGAACAAGCTGAAAATAATAAATTTGATAAAATTATTGAATTATTAAATGCAAAGCCTGGAGATTTAATTTTAGATTTGGGATGTGGTACATGTACTATGGCAATATATTTTAAAACAAAAGGAATAAATATTATAGGAGTAACATTAAGCCCTGATCAAATAACTAATTGTAAATCACATGGAATCCAAGGTTATGTACGTGATTATCGTGAATTTTATCCAGACTTTGTAAATAAATTTGATCATATTGTTCTGATGGGATCATCAGAACATTTATATTGTGGACCTATGCATTTTAAACAATCATATATAGATAAAAATAAATTATTTGATAATATATTAGAAAATTGCTATAAGTATTTAAAACCAAATGGTAATATATTTTATTCTGGATTACATTTAAATCCTAAATTTACAAATTATTTTGCAATTTATGATCTAGAAAGAATGTATGGTAGTACTTTATTCTTAAATAAAGATGGTTTTACTGCGAAATCTAGTGCAAAAAGAGTAGGATTTGATATATTAACTACCGAAGATCATACATACGATTATTACATGGCAACTATACTAGATCGCACTCATTTTGGAAATGCTGCATCTCCTTATGGTAAAGCGATGATAATGTTATTAATTGCATCAATAATTTATCCACCATTACTATTTATGTGGATATATTATGTTTTTGGTTTATGGATGTATATGTTTGATGGAAAATATCATACACGTATATTATCTTCAAAAACAAGCCCACCATATTCTTATCAAACTAATATGCATCTTAGACCATGGACATTATGGTGGGGTGTCTTTAATAAAAAATAAATATTTAGAATAAAGACTTAATAATATATATATTTAACAATGTATTTAACAATGTATTTAACAATGTATTTAACAATGTATTTAACAATGTATTAATTAAGTGACGTTAATTGACGTTACGTGAAAAATAGCAATATCATAATTATTATGAAAAATACCGCAGTATGTATTAAATTACCTTTTAAAGTTGTTGTGCCAGATGCATCTACTATTAAATTTGTTTGTTGTGAAAAAGTGGCAACAAGTTTGTTGACTATATTGTATGTTACATTATTTGACAATATAAAGAAAAGTATTGTTGCATACACGGCAAATTTAAATAAATTACCTATGTGACGATCTTTATAAATTATTTCAGTTTTTCCTTGAGGGGTGTTTGCATATGCTTTTTGTCGTTGTGCTTCATATACTTCATTTAAACTTTTACTGCTTTGATTTATTGTTTGTGGTATAGGAGGTCCTAATAAACTACTTGTCATTAACTCTAATTTAAAAATATAGATTTATTTTTGTACATTTGTAGTTTTTATGTAATGGGATATTTGCGTTATTTGCGTTATTTGCGTTATTTGCGTTATTTGCGTTATTTAAATAATATATTTTTATATTATAGATTAAAAATGAGTACATATATATATGATTTTGTATTTAAAGCTGCAGACTTAGAAAATGGCGAAGGTGTATTAGTTCCTGTAGATGAAACAAATTCAGTTATAACTAATTATACAAGTAGTCTTCTTGCTGAAGACCAATCTAGACAATATGCAATTGTTGGAGACGCAGCTTTTTATGTTGAAATGAATCGCGTTTTAGGAAATCTTCATTTAATTCGTCGCGCACATCCAGAAATAGGTAAACTTGTTTCTTTTGTCAATGACTCTAATGGAAATTCTTTTCAAGTTACACTTGTTTAAATTATTAGTTTAATTAATTTACTAATTTTGCTATTTTTGCATAGTTGCTAATTATTTTTATTTTCCTACACGTAAATCTTGGATAGTTGTTGTAAATGATACTGCAGATTGATCATTTAAACCTAGAAATATTGTTACTATATTATCTTTTATCATAAATCCACTAACATATTCAATTCCCCAATGCGCCACCCAAAAAGGTGTTGAGACAAATGTTACAACTCCTGATACTACATCAAATTCCATCCATATATGTAAATAACTTAATCGCGTGATTAATGATGCTTGATCATTAAATATAATATCATGAACAATTACTCCGTATGTATTCCCATGAAGATGCACTGGACTTGTTGAACCGCGAAATCCCTCAATACTTAGTCCAGGTGCTGGTACCAATGAATTAATTTTTGTAGCAATAAATTTTATCCATTTCGGCTCTTGTTTGGTTGTTGTTGTGTTTGTATCTAATGTATCAGTGCATGTTTCATATAATTCTGTACATTTATAAATGGCATTTTTGAAAATATCAAATAACAATAAATCGTCGCCAACTACAAAAGGACACACGTTCTTGACTGGAAAACTACCTATGTCTACATGAGATAGTTTTTCTACAGTTGATAAGTCTTTGTTAAAATATCCAACTAATAATTCACTTGTCATATTTGGCGATACGTGTGTACATGTACCACTAAACCACAGACGGTCTTTATACCAACATATACGTAGATCTTCAATACCTGTAAATAAATTAACGTTTTTCTTTAACATATCCATTGGAGAATGAATAATATAATTTTTTTGATTTTCTAAATTATACAAGAATACACTATTTACTTCTTTCGTCTTAAAATGTTCAATACGTCTTATATATAAAATAGGCCATGCAATACTTGGATTGAAAAATACATTGTTTGGTGGAATAATCTTATCATCAACTATTTTTGCTGCTGTTCCAGGTAAGTGACGAATATAAATAGGCATTGTTAATTACATAATAAAAATAATATAGCTTTAAGTAATATATATATGGTTCATATATGTTCGTATATTTTATAGTTTATTTTTTTAGCTTATTTTTTAGCATTTGCAATATCAATAAATCCACCAATAGAAACAGTAACAAAATATATGGTGAGTAATACACGACCGATTAAGTTTATTGTTTCAGCACCTGTTTCAATTTGTACTTTACGATATGAGCCAAAGAAGAAATATAACGCAAGTAATACATAACCCGATAATTGAGGATTGCTAGTTGTTACTGCCCATAGTAAAAATACATGTCCAAATAATCCAAAGTTGTCATAAAATCTATATGTTGCTTCAGAATAAGGTGTGAGCGTTAATAAGAAAAATCCTGCAATCATTGCATGTGCAACAATACGAGTTGTTTTTTGCATATCATTATTTGTTTCATCAATACTCTCAGTTATTTTACGATAATGGTATGTAATATATGATCCCAAACCTAATACTAATGCTAGATTTGCAATTAAATCTACTGGACGTGTATATGTATCAAGTAATTTATATGCAAAAAATACGAAAAGTGCTAAATAACCTATAAATGCAATATAATCAACAGGTAAATCTTTCATGTCAAATGATGTCATAGTATATTAAATATGACTATATTACTATATTACATGCATAAAATATAAAATTTATAAAAAATTGATATAAGCATATTTACTTTATTATATATTATATAAGCATACACATATAACGCAAAATGTCTTCTGGTAAATCTATCCAAGATAAATACAAGAAGCACGAATTACGCGACCATGTATATCAACTTCCAGACACTTATGTAGGATCTGCTGAAAAAACTGTTCTAGAAACATATGTATATGATGAAGCATCTCAACACATGATAAAACAAGAAGTTACATATGTTCCAGCACTCTTAAAAATTGTTGACGAAGTAGTTGTAAATGCTATTGATCAAACTATGCGTCTTCGTGCGGCTGGTGCTCCAGCAGATGCGAAGCATGTTAAAAATATTTGGATTACTGCCGATAAAGAATCTGGACGTATTTCTGTAACAAATGATGGTGATGGAATTGATATTGATAAACATCCTGAACACAAAGTGTGGATCCCTGAACTTATTTTCGGCGAACTACTTACGTCTTCAAATTATGACCAAAATGAAGAAAAAGTCTGGGGAGGCAAGAATGGCATTGGATTAAAAAGTACAAACATCTTCTCTCACGAACTGATCGCAGAAACTGTAGATTGGCGCAACAAAAAAATTTACAAACAACGTTTCTTTAATAATATGAAGGAACGTGAACCAGCAATCGTTAAAGCATATTCTAAAGCATCATTTACACGTATTAGCTTTATGCCTGATTACGAACGTTTCGGTATGAAAGGTATGACTGATGATATGTTTGCATTATTTCGTAAACGTGCATTTGACTGTTGTGCAACTACTCCAGCATCAGTTACTGTATACTTTAATGATATCAAGCTAGAAGCAAAGACATTTGAACGTTATACAGATCTTTATTTAGGTGATAAAGTAGCATGGCCGCGTACATACGAAGCAAGTGCTGATGGACGCTGGGAAGTTGTGGCAACATATAGCGAACATGGTGTATTTGATCAAGTATCATTTGTAAATGGTATTAATACTATTCGCGGTGGTAAACACGTAGACTATATTAGTAATCAAATCGCTAAAAACTTGGTAGATATGATGGCTAAGAAAAAGAAAACAGCAACGGTACAACATATTAAAGCAAATATGATGGTATTTGTGAAATCACTTATTGTCAATCCAGCATTTGACAGTCAGTCTAAAGAAACACTCAATACACCAGTTACTAAGTTTGGATCTAAATTTGAAGTAAGTGACAAGTTTATGGCGGCACTGTATAAGACAGGTATTGCAGATCGCGCAAGTAGTTTAACTGCATTTCATGATACCAAAAAAGCATCAAAGACTGATGGCAAGAAAACCAGTCGCATTATTGTACCCAAGCTTGATGATGCCAATTTGGCTGGTACAAAATATAGTGAAGAATGTACACTTTGTTTGACAGAGGGAGATTCAGCGCGTACTATGGCAATTGCTGGATTAAGTGTGGTGGGACGTGATAGATATGGTGTATTTCCACTACGAGGAAAGATGCTAAATGTTAAAGACGCTGCACTCACAAAAATATCACAAAATGAAGAAATTACAAATCTTAAAAAGATCCTGGGTCTTGAACAAGGCAAAAATTATGCTGATAAATCTTCACTTCGGTATGGCAAAATCATGATTTTAACTGATCAGGACAGCGTAACTGGTGATACCCCATTACTATTACGTAGAAATAATATGATTGAAATTCAAACTATTGAGAATTTAACAAACATGTGGGAAACAGATATAAATGGAAAAGATTACGGCAATACGGATTATGAAGTATGGACCGAAAATAATTGGACTAAAATAAAACATATTATGAGACATAAAGTAACAAAAGATATATATCGTGTATTAAGTCATACAGGTATTGTAGATGTAACAGAAGATCATTCACTTTTAAACGAAAAAGCAGAAAAAATAACACCAAAAGAAATTCAAGTAGACCAACAATTACTTCACAGTTTTCCAGTATTTGAAGAAAATAAAGTTAATATACCAGAAAATCTAGAATTATTAGATCTTATTACACTGCGTGAATACGCAGTAAAACTTAAAATACAACATTATCAATCTTATAAAAAGAGTGATTTAATTGATGTATTATATACACATAAAAATAAAGCTGTATTTGCATTAAATACAGAAATAAATATAACAGAAGAAGAAGCATGGGCAATGGGACTTTTCTGGGCAGATGGAACAAGTGGTATATATACTTGGCAAACTACTAGAAAACCACCAAATCGTCCACGTGCTTATACATTTACAAGAAAAACATATAGTTGGTCAATTGCAAATTGTGATTTAAGTTTGCTTGAAAAGGCTAAATCTATATTAATAAAAGTTTATGATTACAATTTTAAGATTATTGAATGTAATTTAAATGCAAATAGAGAAAACTGCCAAGATGCATATAAACTTATTGCAAATGGTGGAATTAAAACGAAAGATATGGTAGAAAAATATACGAATTTATTCTATTATAAAACTTCAACATCCAAATATAAAAATGGTAATAAATATATACCACCTGCAATTTTAAATGCACCTCGTAATATTCGTGAAAGTTTTCTAAACGGTTATTATGCAGGTGACGGATATCAACATGATATTAATCAAAAATCATTAAATATGGATATTGAGAGTAAAATTAGTTCACAGTGTATTTATTATTTATGCAAAAGTCTTGGTTATGAAGTATCTATTAACCATCAATCTCGTAAAACAAATGTATATACTTTGAACATTACAAAGGGTACTCAACAAGATAATCCAAATCGTATTAAGAAGATATTTAATCTTGGTGCAACAGAACAATATGTGTATGACTTGGAAACAGAAAATCATCATTTTCAAGCAGGTATTGGACAAATGATTGTTCACAATACAGATGGTTTTCATATCAAAGGCTTACTGTTTAATATATTTGAGTCGCTTTGGCCAACACTCTATAAAATGGATGGATTCTTAACAGCTATGATGACTCCAATTATTAAAGTATTTAATAAATCTACAGATGAATCACATGTATTTTACAACGAATCTGATTATAAGAAATGGAAGGAAGCTAAAGAAAAAGCGGGTCCTATGAAAGGATGGTCCCTCAAGTACTATAAGGGACTTGGTACTTCCACAGAAAATGAAGCCAAGGAGTATTTTTCACACCCTAAAATGATTACATACACATACAGTGGTGCACCATCAGATGAGGGACTTAATCTTGCTTTCAATAAGAAACGTGCTGACGATCGTAAAGACTGGCTAATGCATTATGAACCTGAACGTGTATTAGATTACAATGCTAAAAATGTGTCATATGAAGAGTTTGTACACAAAGAACTTATTCACTTTAGCAATCGTGATTTAGAGCGTTCTATTAATCATATTTGTGATGGTTTAAAAGAATCTACACGCAAAATCTTATACGGTTGTTTGAAACGCCGTCTATTTAAGAATGAAATTAAAGTTGCACAATTGGCAGCTTATGTATCAGAAGTGTCTGCATACCATCATGGTGAAGCCAGTTTACAACAGGCTATAACTGGTATGGCGCAAGTATACGTTGGTACAAATAATATTAATATACTTCAGCCGAATGGGGCTTTCGGATCAAGATACCAGGGTGGTAATGATGCAGCATCACCCAGATATATTTACACACTATTGAGTGAATTGGCACGTGCTATTTATCGCGAAGAAGATTCACCAGTACTATCATATTTAGACGATGATGGTACACCAGTAGAACCTACTTATTATATTCCAATCATTTGCATGGTGCTTGTTAATGGTGCACTCGGGATTGGCACAGGATTTTCCACAAATGTGCCTCAACACAATCCGAGTGATATTATAGCCCATTGTGAAAAATTTATTGAGGCATTAGATGTTGCTTTCAAGAAGTCATCAAAACAAATTGAAACTACTGGCGATTTAGGTGTTGCCTATGATGTAATCAATACAGTAGAATTGCCGCTTATGAATCCATGGTATCTTGGATTTAATGGTACTATATTTACACACAAAGAAGGATCATTTGCAAGTCGCGGTGCATATCGATGGATAGACGACACCACTGTAGAAATTAATGAATTACCTATTGGGGTGTGGACAGATGATTATAAAGAATTCTTGGAGGGACTTGTGAGTGGTGGTCATCCAATCTTGAAGAACTTTGTGAATCACTGTACTACAAAGTCTATTAAATTCCATCTTAATATTCATCCTGGTTCTCGTGCTGCTGCTGAAGCAGTATTTGAAACCGAATTTAAGATGGTCAGTACAAAAAATATGAGTCTAAATAATATTCACTTATACACTGCTGAAGGTGCAATCAAGAAATATAAAGATACAAATGAAGTATGTCGTGAGTGGGCATGTACACGTTTAGAAAAGTATTTAGAACGTAAAAATCATCAGCTTCATCAAATGGAGCAAACATATATCTTAATTTCAGCTAAAGTACGATTTATTCAAGAAATTATTGATGAAAAGCTGAAGATTATGAATAAGAAAATTAAAGAAGTTGAAGCACAATTAATTGCAGGGAAGTATCCTTCAATCAAAGAAGAAATCAAAGTTAAATCTGCTGGTGATATTGAAGCATCTGAAGCAGAAGTTGAAGAAGCAGCAACTGTGAAAGCTGACGGGGCCAGTGGTTATAGTTATTTGACCCGAATGCCCATTCATCAGTTGACATATGAGAAGAAACAAGCATTAGAAAAAGAGGCTGCAGAAATCAAGGCCAAAATTGAAGCATTAATTGCCACACCAATCCATCATATTTGGCGCAACGAACTGCGTGATCTATCAAAGATTTGGGAAGCATATAAAAATGAAGTTGAAGCTGATTATGCTGCAGACCGCGAAAGCAAAGTATTAGTTGCTAAGAAAAAGGCACCTGTACGAGGTGCTAAAAAATAAAAATACATATTTAATTTACAAAATACTTTTTTATTATTATGGATAATTATTGAGAACAATTGTAGATTTGGTACCATTAATTGAAATTGATCTGTCTTCATTAATTACAATTGATATATCATTGGGGGCAGGTATTGTTGCTAATAAAGGACCTATACTAGGAGGTTTATTTGGTAGAATTTTTTCAGCATGTATAAATACATTACATCCTTTACATGTACGTGTTTTTACCGTTGAACCTTTAGTTACGTTTACAAAAGGCATAGGGCAGTTTTGTAAAGCAACAGTTTTAATATTAAAGTTAGCGTTATAATTATTTGTAAAACTAACACTTACTGTAGGAGGATAATTTGGATCAGTTAAATAACTTGGATCATTTAGATAATTTAGATCAGGGCAGCTCACAAAACGCTCAACACCTTTTCGCATATTCACAAACAATCCTGCAAATACAACAATAATTACTAATACAACTAAAGCAGTTATTACTGCGCTATTTGTAAACATTTTTGTAAAGTTATTTGCTACTTTTGGACTTTTTGAAAGATTTGATTTAAAAACCATTTTAAATAATGTTTCTAATTATTACTTATATTTTATTTAAAGCCTAAAATAAAAAGTATCAATATATCAATATATAAATTTATACATCTGATTCAATCCAAGTAGATTTAGTAGTAGATGTAGATGTAGTAGAAAGTACACATGGTTCTATAACAATATATGTAGTTGAATTAATATTAAAATTAATACAATCATTTCCTACCATTATTTTTCCATTTACAAAATTAACATTTGTAGCAGCATCGTCTATTGATTTAACACAAATTGGATTTGTATCATAAGTACTATTACCCTTAACTAAATAAGGTCCTTTACCTAAATAAAGTCCAGTGTTATATGATTGCAATGTTTTATTTACAGGGTCTATAAAGAATCTATCAATATATAATTCTATACTAGTAGTACCTAATTTATTATCAGATGTTATAAACAAGTATCTATTTTTATTACCATAATTTGTTTTATATTTTTTATATTGATTTTTACTTTGTACTGGCGCGTATGCTGGTACTAATGAAAATGATTGTGATGGTGCTGGTATAAATGATGGTGATGGTGCTGGTGCAAATGATGGTGCTGGTGCAAATACTGGTACTGGTGCAAATACTGGTGCTGGTGCAAATACTGGTACTGGTGCAAATACTGGTGCTGGTGCAAATGATGGTGCTGGTGCAAATACTGGTGCTGGTGATGGTGCTGGTGCAAATACTGGTGATGGTGCCGGTGCAAATACTGGTGCCAATGAGGGTACGTATACTGGTGCTGATGAGGGTACGTATACTGGTGCTGGTGCTGGTGCTGGTGCTGGTGCGTACACTGATATTGATGCGGATTTTTGTGCAGATTTTTGTGCAGATTTTGTGGATATTTGTAGACATAAATTTTGATTACCGTCAAAATAACAATGATTATAATTACCATTAACATTACTATTACCACAGTCCTTTTTAATCGCATTTCCACAATAAGGTAGTTCATTATTCATATTGGTAGCTGGGGCAAAATTTTCTATATTTTTTTTCATATTAACAAACAATCCTGCAATAACAACAACTACAATTAATACAATTAATGCAATTATAACTGAACTTTTTGTTAAATAATTATTTTTACGCATTAATATCTTCTAATTAATACATATATTATTAAATAATTAATATAAAAATAATTTGTATAATCTTATTACTAATACAGTCTATATAGTATATATAGTATATATACTATATCTAATTACTATATGCTAATCCGCCCATACCACTCATAATACGTAATACGTTATAGTTAACTGCAAATACTTTTACAGCTCTACTATTATTATTAGCTAATTTCATGGAAAGATAAGCGGTATCTATGCGAGAGAAGTTAAGGCTGCCAGATGGTTGATGCTCTTCAGGTTTGAGGGCAAATGAATATACATTAATACCTGGACTACTAACTGGAATATTTTCGTGATGTTGATAAGGTTGTACAAGATCAAAATATTCAGAAGTGCGTTCCATAAAGCGGTCTTGACCGTTAAGTTGGATGAGTGCAGAAGTCATTGGATTTCCGCCATTGTCATCACTGTAATCATCCCATGTGTGTTCAACGTCTTTAGCAACCCATACAAGTTCCTTAACAGGATGATTAAAATTGAGTTTAATACGAGCATTGGTAGCATTTACTTGTTCGTCGCCAGTATATTGAAGTTGTTCAATAAGATATTCATGACTGAGCTGAGCAAATCGGCGACGTTCATCAGTGTCAAGGTAAATGTAATCTACCCATAGACTAGCGTCACCTAGTTCAGGTACTTCGCCAGATTTTAATGTACCAGTGTAGCAATTTGCTAATGATTCAAAATCAATATTAATCTTTACTTCATGATATTGAAGGGCAATGAGTGGAAGAGCTAGACCAACATTGCGGCAAAACCAGAATTCTAATGGGATATTTAATGTTTTAGCTGGTACATCACCTGGTACAGATGGACTACCATATACAGGGTAAACACGGGCTCGCTCTATAGCAATTATCAGATTCTTTTGATTATTTAAAGTTGTAGATAAAGTAGCATCACTAGCACCTGGTCCATCATTAATATTTACTGTTGCCAATAAATTACCATATACAGCTTGTGTCACAGTAAAATTTAATCCATTAACATAAGTAGCTACAGCAGTTTCGGCATCATAGATTGTATTATAAAAATACCATGGTCCAGGAGAGTCAGTTACACCATCAGGTGTATGGGGTTTCCATCTATAACCTAATAGATTATTATTTACAGTCACATATGCACCTCCGCCAGCGGCAGTCACTGCACCTGTTTCAGAATCATATATATTAGAACCATATATATACCTAGTTTGTGAATTTACAGGATAGCCAGTATTTACAACACCAGATGTAGCACTTCCGGGTAATGTAGATGATGCACCGGCAGTATTGCCGACCATCTTATCATAACCTGCGCGTTTTCCAGCAGGGAGTGAAAGTTCATTCCAAATATACATCCATTCTGAATAATGTTTGTCAATTTGTTGACCTCCAATTTCTATCCAAATATTTTGTACTAAACGAAGACCTACACTCTTTACCCATTTAGGTTGATTATCAATAGATGCAGTATAATTTGCTTTAAGTGTTGGAAGAGTTGCAACAAGGTACACACGATTAATTAAATCTCCATTGCGACTTAATTGGCATGTAACGCGGTTTCCAAAACGTGCAACACCACTGAACACATTTTCAATAGATTCTAAAGCAAAGTTTGTATGACGGCGATACACAACTTTAAAGAAAGTTATTTGGGGGTTTCCAGTAAGATAGATATCTTGGGCTCCATAAGCGACGAGTTGTAAAAGACCACCTGTCATTTTGTTCTATAATGTAACATAGAAAAATAATTTTTATTATATATTTCATTGTATTTATAAATATGTATTGATATTTGCATAACGTCATTATCTTCTTATAGGTGCATAAGTAGGACTTGGTGCAGGTGCATATTTAGGTGCTGGTGCCGGTGCTGGTGCATAAGTAGGACTTGGTGCAGGTGCATATTTAGGCGCTGGTGCATAAGTAGGACTTGGTGCAGGTGCATATTTAGGTGCAGGTGCATGTACATAAGTAGGACTTGGTGCAGGTGCATATTTAGGTGCAGGTGCAGGTGCATAAGTAGGACTTGGTGCTGGTGCATAAGTAGGACTTGGTGCTGGTGCATAAGTAGGACTTGGTGCTGGTGCATAAGTAGGACTTGGTGCTGGTGCATATTTAGGTGATGGTGATGGTGCAGGTGCAGGTGCATAAGTAGGACTTGGTGCAGGTGCAGGTGCATAAGTAGGACTTGGCGCAGGTGCATATTTAGGTGCAGGTGCAGGTGCATATTTAGGCACAGGTGCAGGTGCAGGTGCATAAGTAGGACTTGGTGATGGTGCATATTTAGGTGATGGTGCAGGTGCTGGTGCATAAGTAGTACTTGGTGATGGTGCATATTTAGGTGCTGGTGCAGGTGCATATGTAGGACTTGGTGCAGGTGCATAAGTAGGACTTGGTGCAGGTGCATATTTAGGTGCAGGTGCATAAGTAGGACTTGGTGCAGGTGCAGGTGCATAAGTAGGACTTGGTGCCGGTGCATATTTAGGTGCAGGTGCAGGTACATAAGTAGGACTTGGTGCAGGTGCATAAGTAGGACTTGGTGCAGGTGCATATTTAGGTGCAGGTGCA